TGGAATCTGATTTTGCTAAAACTCTTCCTGATGATATCCGTAACCTCATTGCTGATCATGGTATTCGCAACAGTCATCTTCTATCAGTTGCTCCAACAGGAACGATCAGCTTGTCAGCCGACAACGTCTCTTCAGGAATTGAACCAGTCTTCTCACATTACTACGACCGTACTATCCAAACCTTTGACGGTCCAAGAACAGAACGAGTAGAGGATTATGGCTACCGTGTGTTTGGTGTCAAAGGTAAAACTGCTGATGAGTTGTCCGTGTTTGATCATGTCAAAGTGTTGAACGTTGCTTCTCGTTTTGTTGACTCAGCTTGTTCAAAGACCTGTAACGTTGGTTCTGACGTAACATGGGAAGAGTTCAAGCAAGTCTACATGGATGCATATGACGGTGGTGCTTCTGGCTGTACAACATTCCGTGCAGCAGGTAAACGGTATGGCATTCTTAATGCTTCTGCATCAGAGGATATCGTAGAAGAAGCTCCAGTGGAAGAAACACAAGACTTTGTAGATGAAGGCGGTGCTTGCTACTTCGATCCTGCTACAGGCTTACGTCAGTGTGAGTAGGCAACGTAGACAAAAGTTAGGGCAAGTCCCATCACCCTGCGTGAAGATCTGTCGAATAGGTGAGGACAATCTTTGCGTGGGGTGTAAAAGAACTCTTGACGAGATACGTGATTGGTGTATTATGTCTGAGTACGAACAAAATAAATTGTTGTATGAATTAAAATGGAGAAAGGAACATGGCTAAGGTTCAGATCGTGGGTGCATCAGCTAACTCACATCAGCCTATAAAGAAGAAAACCTCACAGTCTAAGAGGATTGCTTCAATGAAACTTGGGTCTATGAATAAACATAAACGTAGATCCACCAAACCTTACAGGGGACAAGGTAAATGAAAAGAACTAACAGACCCTTCAGTAAATCTTTGTATGAGGCTTACGACCAGAAGGCTAAGGAAAAGCTAGTCAGCTATCTCCAAGGCAAAGGTCATTTGATTATGAATGACAAAGAGGACTACAACGTTGACGTTGTTTCAAAGAAGAATGACTTTACATACTTCAATGAAGCTGAGGTCAAGGTAGCATGGGACGGAGATTGGCCAACACACTGGCATGAGATTCGTATTCCTGCACGTAAACGTAGACTAGTCGAAAAGTACAAAGACGAGAATGGGGTTCTTAACTTCTACGTCTTTAACAAAGATCTGACTAAGGCTTGGCGTATCAAGGACACGTTGATGACTGATGATACAATCAAAGAGGCTAAAGGTAGGAACATTTGGCGTGGCGAAACTTTCTTCCACATTCCTTACACAAAGGCAGAACTGGTAGAACTATGAATGACAATGTAAATAACCCCCAACACTACGGTCAGGGGTCTATTGAGTGCATTGATTATATCAAAGACTTTCTCAGTGATGATGAACTTGCAGGTTACTTTCGAGGTAACATCGCAAAGTATCTACACCGATGGCGTTACAAGAACGGTGTCGAAGATCTAAAGAAAGCTCGTTGGTATCTCGAAGCACTTATCCAACAGCAATCAAAAAAATAGGGGGCCAAGTGCCCCCTTTTATTTAGTCTGCATACATTATTTCGTCTGCGTATTTCATTAGGTAAAGTAAAAACTGAAGTTTCTCTTCACCACCCTCCTCACTTTTTAAATCTGTTATTTCTCCATCATATTCCAGTTGCTCTAGGGCATCCTCTCTAAGTCGTTTTGGCTTACTTAAAACTTCTTGCTCTAACTTTAAAAGTTGATCATCTTTTTTAGGGCTTCCAGCTAAGATTGCTTTAGCTCTTGTTTTAATTTTTGTGACCAATTCTTTATATTTGTTTTCTCTTTTTGATAGTGGAAGTTCTAGGAATCCATCTTCAATGAGCTTAGATGCTTCCAGGTTAAACACTTCCTGTACAAAATCATCAAGTCTGTTTTTAAGTTCAGGCTCCCCATCAAACATCACTGCTTTCCATGAGGCTTTACCTACAGATGCAGCTACACGTTCTGCAGGAGATGCACCTCTATCACCTCTGGCACCAAGTGCTACACGACCTGCATCAAAGTTACCTCTATCTCTGGTGGCTATCTTGCGATCTGGTTGATCAGTCACCTCTACACCAAACATCTCAGGAATCTTGTCGATGTATCTGATAGATTCGTTTAGAACTTTGTTACCTTGTCTACGATCAGGGGAAGCAAAGTCACCTGTGGCATACATTGCAAAGGTGTTGATAGGTTCTAAGAATCTAGTACTACCAGAAGCAATCCTTGAGAATGCACCACTAAGTAGTTCTACACTGGCCATGAAAGAATCTTCTAAGTCTGAGTCAAGCACAGTAGAGAAGTAGTCTTTAAATGTGTCGTAGACCTCACCAGTTTGACGGAAGGTTTGACCGACAAATAACTCAAACATTTCTTCTTTGAGTGGGTCTGGTATACGACCATCAATTTGTCTGTGAGCTAAAGCCTGAGCTATAATTCTGGGGTAGTTCTGTGGAGCATCATATGTATAGTCTCTACGAGAACCATCAGGCAGAATATCAAAGTTCCAACTTTCACCGTTTCTAACTCTTTCTTTTGCAGCTTCATATTCTGAAGAGCCACCTATAGAAAGTCTAGGTCCAAAGATTACACCTGCACCTACAATACCTTTAGACAAAAGAACCTGTCCTTCATTATCAAAAGGATTGTCTAGTTTGTATACTCTACTTGTTACATGCTTCAATGCATTGAACCCACTGTAGTCACCAAACATTGCTGTAACAGTGTTAAAGAACCTACCAAATGGAATTAGGAAACCACCACCTGCAGAGTTAGAAAACTTTTCTACATTTTTAGCAATGCCAAGAAATAGGCCATCACCTTTTTTACCTAACCAAGAAAAAGAATAAGTTTCTTTTTTAGCTCTGTCGATAGCTGGTGTCTGTACCTCATCCAGAAACTTTCTGGTGTGCATCTCAACGAATGCATCTTTACGTTTCATAAACTGGTTATAGTTTACACCATAGGCTTTCATAATATTCTGGTCCATAGCACTCATAAATGAAATCATTTTAGTAACTTCATCTTGAAGCTTAACACCAGTTGCTGCTTGGATACCACTAATAGTTTTTTCTGTAGCCTGGTTTATCTTAGACTTAGGGTCTAAGTTAAGTCTCTCAAGTACGTTTCTACTTTCAACACCACCAGATACTTCAGACAAAAGTTCTTCACCAACTTCAGGTCTAAACTTCAGGTAATTCAAACCCTGTTCGATTGTGGCATCATAGTCTAACACATTAAAACCACGACGAGCTGCACCAAGGATAGATCCTTTTGCTTCTTGTCCCCTACCTTGTAACCCTAGCACTGCTGCAAGCACAACGTCAGATATATTATTTAAACTTGATGTATATGCCCAACCTTTGATGTTAAGACCAGTTGTACTTGGGTGAGAAGTAAGTGCACGTTTCCACAAAGACTGTATATACTTCACACGATCTTGAGGACTTGCTGCAATTTCTGCTATAGGTTTACCTACCTTATGAAGGTTAAACATATCTTCAAGTGTTATATTCTCAAAACCTTTATTTAGAATATCCTGTGCAACTTTTCTGTTACGAAGTATTGTACCACCTTCAGATGATCTCTTTATAAACCAGTTAGATAAATCTTTGGCGGTTTTAATTTTGTTTAACCCTGTGCCTTTTACATCAACCTGTTTTCTAAACGAAGCAAGAATAGATTTTACAGTTTCATCTGGCAAATATTTTATAGCATCTCCAATAAAGTTAGAGATTTTATCGCCCTTATATCTTGGGATATACACAAACCCAGCCTCGGCCATACTGTAGATAAGGCCTTTTTGAGCTGTACCTTCTTCTGGTTTACCGAATAGGAATACAGATTCAAACAAGTCCTGTAAGTCTCCACTGGCTACATCAGTTTTAGATTGTTTTACGGACTCCTTAGCTTGTTCTCTGGCTTTTAACCAAGGTGTATATGTATCCATATTAGCACTAAAATCAGAAAACATCTTTCTAAGATTTGTGTCAATCAGCTTTATGTCTGTTCTTTCCATTACCTGTTCGGTAATTTCTTCTTTACTACGTCCAGCAAACTTAGAAGATATGTCTACGTATGTCTTGAAGTTAAGAATCTCTCCCATACCTTTGGCAAGTGTCTTCGTACCCACAGTCAAAGCTGGCATTACTATCACACCTAATGCAGCTCCTACAGACTGTGGCAAGCTTCTGCTATCTTGTACCCCACTACCGATACGTAGTCCTTGATACAGTTGGTCAGTACCTACAGCAATAGCTGCATCAGTAGATGTACCAGCAATTACAGCAGGTAGTTTTTCTTTTATGCCAGCTTTTCTAAAGCCCTTCTTGATGACATCTTTTCTTACTTTCTTAGCTTGTTCTTTGGTCATACCTCTTTTCAAGGCATTCTTATATGCTTCTTGTGCTATTTTACGCATACCAAAACCTGCAGACTTACTGCTGACTTTTGTAAATAGACGACCAATGCCGAGACCTAAGACAGTACTGGGATCCCATATACCTGCTCTAGCATAATCTCTTATGCCGTCAAAAGTTTCTCCCCAAGTAACATTATCATTAAATATGCCTGGCATCTTATCCATGATTTCAAAAGAAGCACCCATCAAAGCTCTTTGTTCATCATCAGCCATAGCAAACCACGCAACGTCATTACCTGTCGTCACGGTCTGACCACCAGTAAGTGACCTCATCCAATTCTGCCACTCTTGAATTAGATCCTCATCAGACATATCTCTGTCGTATCTCTCATCAAAACTAAACTTGTTACGAGTCTCTTCACTGTAACGAGCTTTCATGATGTTACGGATACCTTCAACAAGGTTTTTATTTTCAAGGATAGCTGTTTCGGTAAGTGAGTCTTGTTCAATACCGTCAAGTTCACGAATGATGTTGTAAGCCTCAAAGCTTTGCTCTGGGGGTATTTCTGTTTTTTCTTTTTCTGTTATACCTAGGTCTATAAAATTTTGAGGGGACTCTTCTTGGATCTCTTCATTGATACCTAAGTTGATAAAACTTTCATCCATAATTAACCCATTGCCACTTTAACTTGCTCTTCAGTAACAGTTCCAAATTTGTTACCACTACGATAGTTATCTCCTGCTTTAAGTAGTCCTACTCTAATAGCTTCTTTTAGTAATTCACCATCACCAGCAAAATCTAAATCCTTATTAATAAGATAATTATAAGATTTAAACCTTGGGTTAGTTCTCATAATATCAATAGCCATTTGAGGGCCAACAAAATTAGTTGCAAGGGTGTAATCTCCCTTGTCCAAAGCTGAAAGTGCTTTTCCTAATTCTTCTGATCGTTGTGCTAATGCAGTTGTATCTGTGTTAGAATCTGGTTTAGCTAGTTGACGATTGAGATCTGTTATTGCAGCTCTAATAGCAGGTCTTAGGTTATCTATGTACAAGTCTCTGATACTTGCTTGTTCACTACCTGATAGAGGTTTGACAGGTTCTCTGAAGCTAAATGCTAGTCCAACTTCCTCTTTGCCCTCTGCAATACTTCTTGCAAGATCTCCGTAGGTTTTATCACCGTAGGCAACTTCGTCTACCATATCTTCATCTATACCAAGCATAGCATAGATATCTTCTACATCTACTTTACCACCTGATTTTACAACTTCTCTATAAAAACTAGTTACATCTGCCTCAGCTTGCTCTGGAGTATAAGGTAGATCATTCCTTGAATAAAAACCTTCTAATTCTGTTTGACCTTTATCAAATAATTCTAGAGTTTCTAGATCAGCACCAACAAGCTGTGGAGCTATCTTACTATCTTCGGGAAGTCTTGCCTGTATCTTTTTTAATACTGCAGCTTTAGTAGCTACGTTTTCACTACTACCACCACGACCAGAGCCACTACTACCACCCCATCTAAGATCCATCTCAATTAACTTAGTGGTTAATTCTTCCCTACGGGCCGTTTCTTTGTCGGTAGCTTCGACCCAGTCCATTATGCCTACTGCACTTAACCCCATAGTTACATCCTCGCCATTAGTCCAGTTTTAGCTGGTTCTTCTTCTTGTACTGGTTCTTGTTCCTCTTCCATCATTACTGGAAGTGGATCTCGTTTAGGCTCTTCTTCTTCTCTTACTTCAGCAAGCATCTTTCTTGCAGCTTCTACATCACGTCTGTATGATAGAGCTTTTTCTTCACGTTCATTTGTAAAGCCCTCATCGTAGTCTACTCCAGCCTCATCAGCAAAGTTCTTAATAAACTCGTGAAGAGCAGGGGCAATGATAAGGCTAACATCAATGTTGTGTACACCTTCCATCACAGCACTACGAAGAATACCTTCGACAAGAGTTACAAGATCAAGTCCATAATCTAAAAAGTGTAATGCATCTTCCATTGCACCTGGCTCTGAAAGATTATCTAGGTGCATATCTAATGCTTCAATAGGATCGGATACTTCTGGAGGTCTTTCATACGCCTGACTTCTTGGTTCAGCTGTTAGTGATTGACCTGGAATTGGCCTCTCAAGTGTCTTCATCTTCAGATCTCCAATTATAAACTGCTGTTGCACCGTCTAGACCATCTCTCTCACCAACACCTGCAACTTTACTTCCCTTCCAAAATGACCAACCCTTATCAATTGCCATATCTAGAGAAAACTGAATTTGCATTGTAATACCTTCCAAGGTATTGTCTTCAGCAAGAGTTCTTCCTGTTAGCCTTTCGTAATCGTTACCTAGGCCACCACCTGTATATAATTGGAAAGGCCCATAAGATGCTTCTTGGCCACCTACTTTTTTCTGACTACCTTTTGTAATCGTTGATTGGTATGAATTAAAACCCTCAGATTTATATATTTTGATAGCAATTTCAGGGTCCATGTTACGAAGCTTGGCTTCCCGTCTAATGATACCTTCTATCTTTTTACTTGTCAAACCTTCAGGGTATTCTGGGATAAGAGAGCTAGTCTTTTTATTTACATGCACTTGGTCTCCAGCTTCTGCACTAGGAGAAATATCTAAGTAACCATCTTCATCCATTCCTGCAGCAGCTAGACGTACCTTACGTTCAGCAGCTATCTTATTAATATCCTCAAAAGCTTTGAACATTCTGGCAGGAGTTTCTCCAATGTTACCACCAACTCTTTTGCTAATCTTACCCCTACGAGCACCAAGCCCTGCTATCTCAGCTTTACGAATTTCATATAGGGCTGTACCACCAGCATCTAAACCTTTACGGTACATATCTAATGTGTCTTTTCTGTAGATACTCATCTTATCACCTTTTAAATACCACCAAGTAGACCTTTATTACTTGTACCAAACAAGAATCTAAACATCAGTGAAGTGGAAGCAGCATCTTCTTCTGCTGCAAGTTGTGTCCTAACTGACTCTAGTTCTTTATCTGCAAGAACAATCTGCAAAGCTCTGTCCATAGCTGACTCACTAGAGGTAAATGCAAAGCTCATGTTGTCACGTTCACGTTGCCAGATCTCATCTAGGTTCTTAGAGGTTAAAGCATTGATGGTTTTTGCAAAGTCCATATTACTTTCGTTTTGTGCAGCATTATTTAGTGTAGCAATATTCTGTCTCCACTGAGCATTTGCCTGTGCTACAACAAGACCATTCTGAGCATTAAACATATCTCTCTGGTTTTGTACTTCTGCATTAAACTGCCTCAAAGCATTTACAGTGTTTACGTTAAACTGATCCATAGCATTTGCTTGAGAGGCGTTGAACTGACCTACGTTTGCAGTTAGGTTTGCAAAGAACTGATCTGTTTGATTCTCACTTGTAGCATTAAACTGTTCAGCAGCATTCTCAGCAGCTTGATCAGTAAGTAATGCTTGAATGTTTTGCTGAGACTTGAACAACTCTGTCTGCTGTTCATTAGACAAGTTAGCCATATCCATCTGCAAGAAGTTCTGTGCATTTACTACAGCAGCTTGCTGACGGTTGTTTAGGTTAGCTATATCTAGCTGCGACAATGCAGCAGCTTCAGCCATAAGTACAGCTTGTTTGTTGCTTAAATTAGTTAATTCCATCGTGTTAGCTGCACGAGAGTTTTCAAGAGCAACCTGCTGTTCAGCAGTGAAGTTCATGTTTGCAATCTCAGAAACTTTAGCTGCATTCATAACTTTAGCTTGGAATGCTTGGTCAAATTCAATACCTAAGAATTTAGACCTTTGCTCTGCTTTAAACAAAGCCATCTGCTGTTTGTTACCAGCATCAATCTGAGCAATAGGTAGTGCAGCTTCCATAGCAGCTTGAATAACAGCTTGACCTGCAAGAGACGAAGCACCAAGACCTCTAGCTGCAAGCATCTGTGTAGCTTTACGCATAGACCCAGCAGCCCATGCAGGTGTATCTCCACCCTCAAACTGTTGCATCAGTCCTGCTAGTTCATCTTGTACAGAAGCAGCAGCTACTTCACCAGTACCAAATGCTGCATCTACTTGAGCTTGGTCTACACCAGTACCAGTAATTAGTTCACCATTTGGCCCTGTCTGTAAAGTACGTGTAGGAGCACCTGTAACATCTATAGATTGACCTGTTTGACCCTGCAATCCAGAGACCATAGTGCTGTCTTGTGTTTGACCTGTTACCTGTTGTGTAGGTGTACCAGTTTGTGCAGTAACGCCAGCAGTTTCTTGTTTAACATCTGCAGCTATAGTCTCAGGAGTCATAGTAGATGTTTGTGAAACCACAGGCATACCTGTTTGAGCAACAGTTGGGACTGTAGCTGCATTTGCCATATTTGCTACGTCATAAACTTTACCTGCATCCTGAGCAATAAAGTCTGCTTGTTGTGGTTGTATTTGACCTACTGCACCCTGAATAGGTTGCATAGTTTGTGTAACAAGACCCTGCTGCATTTTTTGGAAGTCTTCAAGACTTAATCCTGTCGTACCCTCATCTGCACCTGGTCTTACTCTAGCCATACCAGACATTGCTTGTTGGTACTTACCCATACGTGCAGCAGCAGCAGGGTTAGCAGATAGGAAGTTTGTAAGTTGATCTGCTGGACCTTGAAACCCTAAGAACTTTCTAGCAAGTTGTACATCACCACCCTCTGCCATAGCTATTACACCACCTTGTGCAGCAGCTTTATTAAATCCTGGAGGTACGTATGTCAAAGGTTTACCAGAGGCATCTTCAGTAACAGTTACAGACTGACCAAACTGGTTTGTATACTGAGCTTGTCCACCAAAACCTGCTTGAGATTGAGAAGTGAGGTTAGCCATATTAGTACCAGTATAGTTATTTTTTACTGTAACCTGATCTGGAACAGAAGATAGTCCTGCAGTTTGTACTGGTTTTTGAAACGTTCCTGATATGGCAGCTTGTTCGTAAGTATTAGTACCTGCACCGCCTAGATTACTAGTATCTACATTACCAGTTGCAGTATTGTAAGTTGTAGTTCCAGTGTTTACGCCAGTGTCATAAGTAGTTTCACCGACATTGTAAGTAGTGGTACCATCTCCGTTATCTGTTGCAGTAGTACCAGTACCCGTTCCTGTAGTACCTGTACCTGTTTGACCTTCGTTACCAGTAATAGTTTGGTCTACAACTTTTGTTTGCTTTAGTTCAGGGGGAGTAAAACCACTGAGAAAGTCTACCCCCATAAGGTCTTGGTAATTATCCCACCAAGGATTATACACTTCATCATATGCTTTAAGGTAAGTTGCATATTTTTCTTGCATAGCAGTGGGCATAGCTGCCTTAAGCATATCATCCCTGATACCAAAACTTCTTATACGACCAAAACCACTACCATTTCTCAGGTTCCAGTCGTTGTTATTGGGTTGTATAGCAGTCAGTAAATTTCCGTTTGCTTTAGAATATATCAGCAGTTGATCTGTACCTTCAACTTGATCATACTGTATATCATAACCACCATACATTTGCTCTGTGGCTAGTGATGCAGCAGCTTCAAGTCTTCCTGGATCAATTTCACCAGTACCTGGAGTCTTTGCAGCCTCCATAATAACGTCCCAATTACGGGTCTCTTCATTAGAGCCTACAACCCCATACAGAAGATCACTTGCCTTACGAGTTAGGGCACTGTAATCTTCTCCAGAATCGTAAATTTCTTCTACAGATTTACCTGCAAGAGCTTCCATCATCTCACGCATGTTAGGCTTACGAGGATTACCTGCTTTTGCAGTACTTACATAAGAACTTATGTAGGCATCATGAACCCAAGTAGGAATATCAATACCATCTACAGTAGCCTTATAGGTTCTTTCTTCTGGCATTGACCAAGTACCAGTTCCTCCGCCAACTGTAGCATCACGTTGAGGGGGAATTATCTGATTTTCACCTTGTGTGTCAGCAGTAGTCCCTGAGTTTGCAGGGGCAGGAGCAGGACGATCATTGTCTGTTGGATGTGCAGCACCAGGGGTATTCATAACAGGATTGCCTAAGCCATCCTTTACTACGTTACCAGATCCATCTTTTACTGGTTTAGGGTCATTCCATGCCATTATACTTTACCTTAAACTGAAAGAGTTTTTCTAAACTTTGTTGTGTCTGCTTTAGTAAACTCTTGGTAATTACCTTTTAGATTATTTGGAAAATCAATAAACTCAATAGAAGCACCAGTCTTGTTAGAAACATCTAAAGCTACATCATAAAAGCTTTGTGTAGTTCCTGTTCCAAAGTTCCATATACCTGATTCTTCTATATCAAAAAACTTTTGGTGGTCCATTACAACTTTACCAACATGGATAAAATCTCTTACAAACTTTTCTGATCCTTTGAACAGTTTGATTTTACCTGTTGTTTTAGCTTGCTCCATAAACTTTGTTTGTGGGCTTGCTTGGTTTCCTTTGTGTTCCTCTTGGGGACCGTGTACGTTAAAGTATCTAAATATGTGTGTAGTAATAGGAGCATTCCTAAACTCTACGTACTTTTCAAACAGTGCTTTGCTTCGAGCATAGTGGTTTTGAGGATCAAGAGGTGATGTCTCTTTAAAGTCTGACTTTAGCCCATACACAGAAGCACTAGAAGCAAATTGAAACTTAACGTTGTGTTTGATACACTCCTCGTACAACTTAATACTAAACTCTATATTTTGTTTATATATACGACTAATATTTGTTTCAGTAGTAGAACTAATAGCTCCTAAGTGTATAACCCAATCTAACCCTTTTACTTTAGGAAACGACATACCCCATTCGTTTTTAACTACTTCGTGGTGTGGAGACAGGGCATTGACCATGTTCTTGCCAATAAACCCATTGCTGCCAGTAACTAGTATTTTCATTTCTGGCTATCTCCCCGACCTACACGATAGTTATCTTCTACCGAATCAGGAGTAGATACTTCTATTACTGTGCCTTCCTTTTCACAAATGATTTGATGCGGGACCAAAGGCTCGTTACGCCACGTATCGCCAGCTGTAAGAGTCTTTTCATGAGTGCTTGCATCTTTTGTATCAATGTAGATAACTTTAAATTTTCCCTTAAGGACATACCAAGTCTCATCTTTCTCTCTATGAAAGTGCATAGAAAACTTAGCACCTTCGTTAAAATGTAAAAACTTACCACAGTATTTGTCGTTGGTTGCCCATATCAGTTCTGACCCCCAACCCTTTTTAACATGTCCATTAAGCCGCATGTTGTATCTCCTCTAAACGAGGTGCATACACACCGACATGTTGAACAGTTACCGCAGCAGCTTTCATAGCAAACTTAATAGCTTTTTCTATACTGTCTGTTTGTAGGTAGTTGTACACCAAAGCTGCTAAAAAGGTGTCTCCTGCCCCACAAACATCATGTGCATCTACTTTTGGTGGTAAGTATAGTTTATCCTTGTAGACGACTTTTTCTGACCCAAACGTAACAATCATGTTGTTTGCATCAGATGTTCTATTTTCATACTCGTACTGATTTATCTTTACAAAAGCTTTATTAAATAGTTTTAAGTCTTGCTTCTTTGTATCAATAAATACTGGACCGTTGTAACTCTCTAAGATACTTTGGATGGCAAAAGTGGAGACATAACCTTTATTGTAATCAGAGATAACGACAGCATCATAATCACTAAAGTTGTGTAACCGATGCTCATCATGTTCTTCTTCTATTAGAGGTACATCAACTCTTACAATCTGTTGACCAGTCTTTGAGTCTATGTAACGTTTCTTTGTTTCTTTATATAGAATGTCATAGTGACAATCTACACCAAGTGCTTGAAAGTTTTGTAGCACATTACCAGCCATTCCTAACTTACGAACAGTGGTATCCCAATCTAGTACTGGTACTGGTGCCTCTGGGTTTAGCCTGTTTACGACACCATAACAGTACTCGTCATAGCATCCGTCTCCTATCAACAAAATCTTGGAGGGTTTTTGTTGTTGATTCATTATTGGTCCTCTCAAAGAATACTACCTCTTTACAGTATTCCTCACCAACAATCTTCTTCCCCCTCCAATCGGAACCTTTCACCATAACATCAGGTTCATACCTCTTAATAATAGCTGCCAAGTCTTCATCTGAATCAAACGACACAACAGCATTAACAGGCTTCAACATTGACATCAGATGCTTCCGATTTTTCAGATTGTTAAAAGGTCTATCTGCTCCCTTGTTATACCTTATTTTACTGTCTGTGTCAATAGCTACGAGTAAATGACCACCTAACATCCCTGCAAATTCAATAAGATCAAGGTGTCCAGAATGTATTACATCAAAGGCTCCATTGACAAATACTTTCTTCATGTGTATTATCCTGTTAAAAAGGAGTTGTTATGTCCAGATTTAAGCATATCATAGAACAAGACCCACAACAAGTTCAACAACAAAACCTACCCTCTGATTGGCCTACTGTGTTCCCTAAATCTATTGTTGGTTTAGATCGTGATGGTGTCATCAACATAGACAGAGGACACTATCTTACTGATCCTGACGACTGGGAGCCTATCCCTGGTTCACTGGAAGCTATTCGTATGCTTAGGCTAAAAGGCTACAAAGTAGTTATTCTAACTAACCAAGGCGGTATTATAAAGAAAGAGCAGACACATGCACAGGTAGAAGCCATTCATCAACGTATGTTTGAGGTGTTTGGCAATGCAGGTATCTACTCCATTGATGGTTTGTTTTATTCTGAGTCATCCCTGAAAGAAGACTACTATGCTAAACCTAATATTGGGATGTTTCATCGTACTGAGAAAGAAATATTCAACAACAAAATTAGATTTAAAGATAAAGGGTTCTACGTAGGTGATAAGATCACAGACCTTAAAGCTGCAGAACGTATTGGTGCTACCCCAATCTTAGTACGTACTGGTCATGGGGTAGCTACTGAAAAAGATCTTCAAAAGTTCTCTAAGGAGAAATTAAGAAAGAAGACTAAGGTGTTTGAGAATCTTCTTCAGTTTGCTCAGAAGCTACCGTAACAAGCTTCCCTACTTCTGGTAGGTACATGTAGTCAATGTCACAGTTCTTCATGGTGTGTAGTGCATCCTCTAGTGTTTCTACAAGTGGTTCACCTGCTAGGTTAAAGCTTGTATTGAACAGGATTGGTACACCAGTGATCTTACGGAACTCTTCAATCAGATCGTAATAGGCTTCGTTCTGCTCTCTGGTTACAGTCTGAATACGACATGTACCATCTACGTGTGTGATAGCAGGAACTTCACCATGCTTCTCAGTCTTGAAGTCCATTGCATACATCATGAATGGTGTCTCTTCCATTCCGTATGTGTCAAACCATTCCTCAAAGTATTCCTTGAGCATTGACCCTGCAAATGGTCTAAACCACTCACGTCCTTTGACCTTGTTCACTGTGTCCTTACCGTTAGGATCTGTGGGATCGTACAGAATAGAACGATTACCTAGTGCTCTTGGCCCTGCCTCTGATCTACCTTGGAACAAAGTAACAATGTTCTTCTCAGCAATCAGCTTGGCTACATCAGCAGGGGTAACATCCTTTGTGTCGTACCCTTCTAGATCATAGTTTTCAGTACGTTCAGGGCCAAGGTACAATGTACTTAGTGGACGTTTCTCAGTGTCTTTTGTTTGATCATAATATATTAGCTGTGCTAAACCAATGGCTGTACCACCATCATGTGAAATAGGATCAACGTAGATATTAAGGTCAGGGAAACGTTTCTTGTAATAGTAATTGGCTACACAGTTTAGTCCGTAGCCTCCTGCAATTACAATATTCTTTTGTCCTGTCTTGTCTACAGCTTTCTCAATCAAATCACCAACAAGAGTTTGGGTTTCATCTTGTACAGCCCAAGCTAAATCTTTAGCAGCATCTGTCACCTTACTAGGGTCTTTGTGCCAAGCACGAGGATCTTCTTTTAATTCTAAAAAAGGATGTCTGCTGTGGTCTACGTGAGCACCTGCAGGGTAATTTGGAACAAATACGTTTTTGTTTCCTCTGCCATTAAAGAAAAGACTAGGTATAAATTCGTTTTCTTTTCCGTAGGGTGCAAGACCCATAGTCTTACCTGCTTCAATAAAACCAAAACCAAGGTATTCTGACACAGCTTCGTATGCTTTCACTAGTGTGATTGCACTATCCATTTCTGTATCTTCACTGATAACACGTTGTGTGTCATAGTTACCACCGTAAGAAGCAAAGACAGGTTTAATGCCTTCTTCGTAATCACAATTAAAGATAGACTCTGTTTCAAAACCTGGGTTTTTAAACTCACCGTTTATGTCAATCTCTCTACGAGTACCAGATCCATCTACGATAACTGCTGCAGCTTCATCAAACCCTGAGTTGTAGAAAGCACCTGCTGCATGTCCTATATGGTGTGCACTACCTACGTTAATAACTTGTAGGTTAGGATTAAACTTACGAAGGAAACCAGAATAAGGATCTTCACCAGTCCAAGGTAGTCTAGGAAATTCTTCGTGGGTACCACCAAGAACTAAGATATCTACGCCGTAACGTAGTGCTTCCATCATACCTTTGAAGGGATTTCCATCATACTTACTACGAGACAGACGTTCTTCTTCAATGTAGAACTTTAGGTCACCATCTACCAGTAGAGCAGCAGACCCATTGTGTCCTGGGTTGATTGCTAAGATATTCATTACTTCACCTTTTTCTCAATGTCTTTGACAATGTTGTTATACATTGCATTGATCTCTTCATCACTAAAGTCCATGAGTGTGTCGTTAGCTCTATCAGCTAGGTGACTCTCAAGACCTGAAATACGAATAGGTGAGTACTTCTTAGCATCCTTCTTTTCTACGATGTTAAAATAGTCTGGGTAAGTTGTGTTGATAGCAAACGTAGAACCAACAATAACTGTTCCAGGTGTGCCTAATGCCCTAGCCATGTGCTGACCAACTGAGTCTACACCAACAAAATAATCTGCTGAACCAATAAAAGCAGTCCACATTCTTAGGTCTGCCTGTGGCTTCACGGTGTAGGTGTCGTCTGGCAGATGGAAGTCTGGCTCTGCCATAAGAACTAGGTTGTACTTAGTGCTAAGTTTTTTAACTAGCTTTAGGTACGATTGGGGGTCAAGAGAACGAGATGACTCATCAACAACAACACCAGTAGGATGTTTCTGAGCAGAACGACCAAAGGGTTGTAGAACAATATTCTTTTGTTTCTGCTGCTGGTTCTTTACATCTAAGTACATTCCTGCTGCGTTAATCTCTTCCATCTTGGAAGTCTTAAGAACAGGAACACCTAGATCAGAATGATCATGTGTGTTGTTAATCAAGTAGTCAAAAGCTTCTGCCAAAGACTTCTCTTGTTTAAAGTAACCTGGTACTCGATATGGCTCAGGAGATATAATTTCTTCAGCCTTAGACACAACCTGCTCAAAGATACCCTTTTGTTCAGGGTTAAAGGTTTTGTCTTGTAGTTCAGAAATACCCCAGTATAGTGTATCCCAACCATGTACTAGTATTGCAAAGTCATCATTCTTCTTTGCGTATTTAATGAGGGCAGGGATAGCTGCAATAGCACGACCTGCACCTCCGTCAATCATAAACAGTTTTTTCACGAGTCTTTCTTTCTTATTATTATACCCAACTAAGGGTGCTCGTTAGTATAGCTTAATTTTTAGTTAAAATCAAGAAGGTTTAGTTGGAAATTCATAAACAAAAGGAGTAAATAGAGTATTTGGTAAATCCCTTAATTCTTGTCTATATGTATTCCAAGAAGTTTGTTTTTCTTCCGTTAGTGTAACATCTGCTAACTGTGTCCAGTCAGATTCTTGTAGAAGAATATTTCTTAAAGATCTTAAGATAGTCCACTGATCTTCTAGAGCTTTAGTACGTTCTGCTTCATCTATGAAATCCATAGTCATAAATAGACGACCTTCTAAAGTACAAAACTCTGGTACAAGATTAGAAAAGTTTTCAGAATTGTAGTCATGGTCACTTTCATCATCCCAGTCATACATTTGAATAGTAACTGGCCCATCGTTTTCATCAAGACCTACAGGACTTAAATGAACACTTTTTACTACTTTATCTTCAAGTTTTAAATAAATTTTCATTATAATCTCTTTGTGGTAGTAAAGGCTTTTGCCTCTATATTAGGTGGGTATTCTGTAAAGCTTTGCAATCTAGCAGAATCTAGTAAATAGCATGATCCTATTCCCCTTGCCTCTGCAAACTGAGAAGTTGTAATTTGACTTGTTTGAGTAGCAGGATCAAGTATTCCTACAACAACAGATCCATTTAAAGATCCAAAGCAACTACATGGATTGTGTATAGAAATGTACCTACAACTATCAGGATCATAAGATGCATGACTTTGTCTACAAGAACCACCTGGTGTCTCTGCGGTAGTATCTCTACAAATAGATCCTGGGTAAGATGTAAAATTCCAATAAATAGGTTTATGTAGAGTATCGTGGTTACAACAAGATAAACAAAGGCTAGAAACAAATCTTCCATGACAAGTGCTATATATTTTTGCCTGATCAAATGGGTAAGCAGAACTAGTAAACCCAGTAGGTTGTTCGCAAGAATCCATTGCAATAAAAGTACCACTTGAACAATTTCTACAAATTCTGTAGGATTGTCCATTAGGCCAGAATATACAAATGTAACTTGTATCTACTTTACTATACATAGGTGACTGACCATGACTACAGTAAGTAATTCCCCAACAGGCACAACACCCTGTACTATTTGGTAAAGAACACGAAGTGCTAAAGCAGAATCTACATCCATAAGTTATACTTGTTGGACTTACAATAACCTGAGCTAACTCTGCACATGTTGTAGTACAATTTTGAGGTTTCCAAAAAATAAAGCAAGATTCTCCAATACACTCTATTGGGTTATTTCCAGACCATTCCAGTCTAGGGAATTGAAGATATCCTTTACCTTCTGTATAATATATCCCTGTTCTACCACATTTTTTAGACCAAAAACTATTTCCTGAAAATTGTGAATAAGCATTATGAGGATCATGGTAGTCATAGTACTTTTCTAAAGGAGTATGATATCTATTTTGAACACCAAATACTGGTGTAAAGTCACTGCAGCATGTATCAAAAATGTTTTTACATACGCAACACAAATCAAAATATTCTTCGATACAACATAAACAAAGCATTGGTCCAGTCATACACTGACCATAAACACCTGCTAAACTTTGGCAATAGCACCAGTTAGGAGATATTAATCCTATACGAGGAGTAACAAATTTAAAAAAGGCAAACCTATTTTCAGATGCACCAGAAGGTGGTAGAAAGGTTCTAGTTCCATTACAATGATAAGCAAAATAATGGCAAGGTGTGCTTCCACTCCAACACATACTTTGCAAACCGTAGTACCTAGTCTGAGAAGATGAGTATCCTGTGGCTCCAAAAACAGGGTGATCACAAACATAGTAACCTGTGCTACTACCACTAATAGAATTTTTACCATCTATAAGTTGACTATCTACACAACCACCCATAGCAGATAGTCCTGTAGCATTTAGGCCCAGAGCTTTGTAACAGTTAAGAACACTATTTGTTGCATCACCACATTTACTAAAACCTGCTGTTACCACATCATTACATACCTTAACTGCCCAAAATCCTGGACTTGAGACACTACTTCCATTTGCAAAAAAGACGTGGTTATGTCCTGAAGTTTTGTTAGATCCAGGTTTAATAATAAATCCGTTAGGGTGTATAAAGCAAGGAATCTCAGTACCTGGGTAATTAATAGGGATACAACAATAAGCTTGGTACTTTCTACAAAGATTAGGGGCACCAGTAGTACAAGTATTAGAACACCAAACTTCTGCTATAAGATCAAAAGGCAAGCTGTTAGCTGTAGGTACCCCAAAAGTTCCTAAAAACCCAAAATAGTTCATGCCACCTGGTGACATAAATTTTACACCAGTATTACAATAATGTATATTACATCCAGTAGTAGGCCCAGTTCCTGTAAAACTACATACAATACAACAAGTGGCACAAGTTCCTTCACAGTTTATAGTAACAAATCTAAATTTAGTACCACAGTCAAAAGCACCTACATTTGTTCCTGAAGTACCTTGACAGTTACAATAAAATCCATCTACGATTAACCAACCATCTTTTAAAGGGTATGCACAAGAGTTGTCATTACACCCTGCACATGTAACAACCTCTAAAGTGTTGATTAAGCTAACACCAGTTTCTGTTGTGCAAAAAGTGTGTGCTTCGTAGTAGCACTGTTCTTTACAAGCAGTAATAACGTAAAGTTTATCTCCACACTCATTTGAGTAGGAACAACAGAAATCTTTAGGTTTAAATGTTGAAGAAGCACTAGATGTTTGTACTGCACCAAGACTGTCTGTGTAGTTCTGTAAAGACCATTGACCTGTACAATCTCCATTAGTTACCAGAGAAAATGTACTAGTATTACAAGGTTTAATAATACCAAGAATATTTGAGGCAGCATCTCTAGCTACAATAGTAGTTGCAGAACCACCATTTTTAATAGTGTATAAATTAGCTCCTGGGTCCAGTGTAGTTGCGTTAGGCATACAAAGGGAAGCACTTGAAGGATTACCACAAAAACAAACAAGAGTTACTTTGTCGTCCCAATTATCAGCAGTAATCTGGTAGTTTGCAGCACAGATACAACAGTAAGATCCACCTGTTAGACCACCGCCACCAGAAGCTGCATATGTTGAATATGTACTCATATTAATCCCTCTTTAATGTGCTATAGCCCAACCAATGGTAGCATCTACGTATTGTAACTGGAACGAAGCATAAGCTGCATCAACAGTCATGTCCTCTGCTAGGCTCATAATGTTAGATCCATTACGTCCTATAATGTTGTCTGCGTTACCACCAATCTCTGTAATAGCAACTGTATCCCCTACCGTAGGAGAAGCAGGTAATGTCAGAGTAATAGTAGCTCCGTTAAGAAAATATCTATTGTCTGCAGATGCTGTAGTAGAAGTAGTTACTTCGTTAGGAGTAAACTCCTCTTGTTTAGCATCTAGTGTTGTCTGCAGGTTATCAACGTTTGAGATGGTGTGATTATGACTGTCGTCTGCAATAACAAGAGCATCGTAAGTACCACTGACATCTCCGCCAAAAGTAGTTGATGTAGTAACAGCAGTAGAAGCAGCTTGCTTTGCATCAAGTTGTGTTTGAACATTAGATGTAACACCATCTACGTAGTTCAATTCAGCAGCAGTAGCTGTAATGGCAGTCCCACCTATCTGAAGTTCTGTTGAAGCATTAACTGTAGGAGAAGTAACGGTTCCAGTAAAAGTAGGGTTTGCTGTAGGAGCTTTTGTATCTATCTGTGTTTGTACTGCACTTGTAACACCATCTACGTAGTTCAATTCTGTTGCAGTAGCTGTAAGGTCACTGATGTCAGCAACCTCAACAGTCCCATCTGCTAGGGGATTACCTGCAGCAATTAAGTCTGCTAAATCTCTTGCTTTACTCATTTGTTATTCCCCTATTAATCTGCTGTACATGAGTTGGTCATAATCTTATAAGAGTGCACAGCAATACACTCACATGTTCCAGTTCTTGAAGTTTCCATTGATACAACCCACTTTTTACCAACAACAGCAGAGCCTAAATTATTTATGGCAGGTTCATTGGTAAATAGCCTACAACTATTTGGGTTTCCATAAGAAAAAATTGGTATTTGTGTGTAAGATGATAATTTAGAAATGTCTTGTTCAACTTCAAATGAAGTAAACATATTTTGTCTAAATTCACAGTCAGTGCATTTTCCTCTTGCATAGCTAAATAATCCAGAGGATCTAACGCCATTTGCTTGAATTAAAAACGAAGATGGCTCCCAACAAGCCCCTGGGGTAGGAGTTACGTTAATTTTTTGAACTCCCTTCATACTGTTACAGTCAGTCTTACTTCCTGACAAACACCCATTATGAAAATCTGCTTCTATATTCCAAGTGCCTGTAGGGTTAAAATATAGTTTTTGATTATGGGTGTACCCACAACCTGTACAAAAACACACTCTTTCTTCTGTAAAGTAATCACATAAAGTTGGTTGATTTAAATTAAACCAAGCTGCATTTTGACCAGGTGAATAAAATCCTGGACCCATTCTTATTGCTCTTTGTAAAATACCAGGAACATTAAAGTTACATGATAGTGTTTTACTCCAAGCCTGAGAACTTACATAATCAGTAGAGCCATGACTGCAAGCATCTACGTTGTAGGATGAGTTAGCAGGGTTCCAAAGATATTGTCTAGATCTTGTACAATAACAATTACTAGAGTTACAGTAACCAACTTGCAAAATATAGTCAGTATTTAAAGCACACATATATGCACAGCTTGGAGTTCCACCTGAACTACCACATCTAATATTACAGTTGTCAAAACCTAGACTATTACAGAAAGCAACACTTCCATTTGTAATACGAATAATACAAGCACAACTTGGGTGGTCAGATCTAGATTGCCAAACAACTGTACCTACATCTCCACTGTAAGTAAGTGTGCTATTAGTTGCTACTGATGCACAAATGGTAGAAGTTCCAATAGAAGATGGGCCTTCAACTGTGTTAGCACAAATTTTAAGAAGTCTGTCATGGCTATTGTCACCTATTGGAACATAAACATTTTTACAACCATCACTTATAGCTCTTGGTTTTTGTTCATAACCAACTCTGGCATTACTACTGTTACTCGTAAAAACAAGTGTATAGGCAGTTTGTCCACTGTAAATATCTCCTGTAGAGTCATCAATACAGTAGGCTTTTGCATAAAGTCTACCACAATCTGAATCTGATGACCTACCCATTTCAACAGCTAAAGCCATAAAAGCATTTCCATGTAAAGGAACAATACCACCTTGTATAAAGCCTCCACAACAAACACTACTTACCCCCTGAGTTTCTACACAAGTATCTTTGTATGCGTAGCACTTTATGTACTGAGGAAGAGGAACACCGTAAGTATTTAGGGTAGGGTCTGCAGCAGTTCCTCCACCACCTGAGCCACCAAAGAATGAACTAATATTTGCCATGTTTATCTTTCCTTACGAGAATGCCCAACCAATAGTTGCGTCTACATATCTTAAATAAATTACTGTGTATGCGGTATCTAAAGTAATGTCGTCTGCCGTACCCATGATGTTAGATCCGTTACGACCAATAACGTTATCAGTGTTACCGCCTACTTCAGAGATTCTTACTTCGTCACCTACACTAGGAGATGCAGGAAGTGTTAGTGTAATACCTGCAGCATTTAAGTAGTAATGGTTATCTTTTGATGCTGTAGTATTTGTAGTAGTTACGTTTGTTGTAAAGCCAACACCAGTAAGACCTGAACCATCACCTGTAAATGCTGTGGCGTTAACTGTACCGTTTACATCAAGGGCTGTTGAAGGACTTGTAGTGCCAATGCCCAAACTCTCAGCACTCGCATCCCAGAAGAACTTTGCCGTGGTGCCTGTGTCCTCGTAGAAGCTGATGTCGCCGTCTGATGATAGCCCTAAACGTAGCCCTGTTGTATCAGAGAGATACACACCTCCGTTGTTAAACTCAAACGTATGAGTTCCCTCAGTATTGCCAGCTACTAGCTTTACAGCATTGCCATCTGTTTTTGTAAGTGTAAGTGAATTAGATGTACCTGAAGAACTCACAGTCAGCCCATCAGCCGTGACAGTTCCATTTACATTGAGTGCAGTGAAGTTTGGACTATCTGTTGTTGCTAGACCTTGGTTGATTCCTGCTAGGTTAGCATTGTATGCCTGAACAGTACTTCCAATATCAGAGTCAACAACTACGTTGCTACCACCATTTTGTAGTGTTCCAGTAAAGTTAGCTGTAGTATCATCATACTTAGCTGTGTTTACATCATAGCCTTGGACGGTAACTCCAATGTCTGCATCAACTACGATAGTTGCATCATAGGCTTGAACATCTGTCCCAATAGCTACACCAAGGTTTGTTCTTGCTGTAGCTGCATCATCTAGGTCAGATAAGTTGTTTGACTCTAGAAGGTAACGAGCATCAGACTGCGTTTCTGTAAGGTGATCTGCTAATACAAATGTACCATAAGCTACAATGTCAACAATATCACCTGCAGTAGCACCTGTTGTAAGAACTATACTAGTTCCTGACGTTGCTGTAAAGTCTGTTCCTAATAATAGTTTTACGCCATTCAAGTACACGTCTACATATCCTGCATCATACGTAGCAGCAAATGTAGTTTGACCTGATGTAGCAGTGTAAGTGTTACGATCAGTTGTACCGTTAACAGATGAACCTGCAGCAGTCCAACCAGATGAACCATAGACCTGCATAGTGTCTGTTGTAGTATTAAAGTATAATGCACCTAAAACAAGAGCATCACCATCGTTATCAAGTGTAGGAGCAGAAGTTTTAGCACCTAGGTACCTGTCATCAAAATCATCGTATGATGCTGCAGCATTGGTTGCAGATGTAGCTGCTGCAGTAGCTGAGTTAGCTGCGTTAGTTTCACTTGTAGCAGCATTAGTCTCTGAAGTAGCTGCATTAGTTGCACTCGTAGCTGCAGCAGTAGCTGAACCAAGTATACCATCTACATATGTTTTAGTTGTAAGGTCAGCAGCATTAGTTGGGGTGTGAGTAGTTGTAATTGGTGAACTGCC